TGACCACCTATATCTGCAAATGCGGACGGCGAGTGAAGAAATCCACCGATGCCAGTACCACTGGCAACCGCCTATCCGGCTATGCACTCGGCCATGAGTGTTGGGGATGCCCCTATGCCATGCCATACGGAAACTATCAATGGGATGAAAGTGCTAGAACTGTCAGCCGGGAGACTCAGGGCTACGAATGCCGGATGAGTAAGACCCTCACCTATGCGTCAGAGTTCGCTGGCTCTATCAAGGATAAATGCACTTGTCGAGTGCATAGTCTGGACTTCGACTTTCTGTCTCAGGTCTCCGCATGGATCAAAGACACTTATCCAGACAGAGAGATTTTTGGCTCGTTTTCCAAAGATATTCGTGCATCGGACTATGGATCCGATGGCCGTTACTGCCTAACTATCACCTGCACCCAGAATCTGAAAGGCGTTGCCGCAAAAAGAGAGCTGCTTGGTCAGTTCTTTACTCCGAATGGTAGCCGCAAGGACATGACACCGCAGCAGGAAATGGAAAAGATTCTTGCTGACATCAAAAAAGCAAAGGAGATTTTCTCATGTACACCTGCCCAGAATGCGGATGCTGCTGTGACCACGAAAGAGAGTGCTGCGCAGAGTTTCACGGCGGCAACACCGACCACCTCGGCGAGCGAGGCGGCTGCAAACGGCTTGACCCCCGCGCTGTCCCCGCAGAGCAGCGCATCGGCCCCTGTTGTTCCTGCGGAGACTTCTTTTGCATCCGCAGCTGTCCCCAGCTTTGACTTTTCCGCTCTGGGCGATTTGTCTGAACAGGCCGCAGCTGCCGACCAGCAGTTTGATTTGCACTACGGTGCGGCTCAGGACGAGTATCTGATCTCCTGCATCTACCTCGCCCGGATCCACGCTCTGACCGCTAAGGCAGGCCGGTATGGCGGCGGTACATGGACAAAGTGGTACGAGAGCAAGGGACTCAGCGAAGGAAGCGCTCGCACGATGGTCAAAAACGGAGACGCCTTTAATTCCGCAACTGTTGCGGAATTAAAACAGCTGCCCGAGCTGACCCGCAAAGATTTGAACCTCATCGCCCGCAGCGGGTGTGCCACGCAGGTGGTCGAAGCTGCCGGAGACAGCCAACGGGTGCAGGAGCTTTTAGCCCAGCTCAAGGCCAAAGAGTACAAGCTGAACGAAACGCAGGCCAGATTGAAGAGCGCCTGCATTCAGGAGCAGGAGTCGCGGGACGCAATGAACACCGCCAATGCTCAGCTGGAAGCCGCCCACGCCGACATTAAAGGTCTGACCGAACAGAACGATCAGCTCAAAAGCCGGTTAGACGCCGCCGAAGCACGGGAAGAGGAAGCATGGAAGATGCAGAGCAAGGCCGAAGCCCGCGCCAAGGACGCGGAAAACCAGCTTGCAGGCTCCCGGCAGGTGGCCGAAGCGGCCAAGCGCCGGGCCGACAAGTGGCAGGCCGAGGCTGAAGCAGCCCGAAAGCAGCCCATCGCCGCCGTGGTGGACGAGGAAGAGGTGGAACGGCGGGCAAACCAGAAAGCCCACGACATCGCCGAAGACTTGGCCGCTGATATGACTGCCGACCTGCGGGAGCAGCTGAAACGAGCTACCTCCAGCAGCGAGCAGGAGGCTCACAGTTCTTATGATGCTGTTCTGCTGGCCGACCGCTCCTTCCAGAACATTGGCAAGATGGTAGTTCCGTCTCTCCGCAGGCTGCCGCCCGAACAGCGGGAACAGCTGACCAGTATGCTCGTTCACACACTCGGACAGATCCAAGGGGAGGTATCCAAATGTCTGTAAAAATCACTGCGCTTGAAGCCGAAAACGTCAAGCGCATCAAGGCGGTTGCGCTCACCCCTGCCCCCACCGGGCTCACCCTCGTGGGCGGCAACAACAATCAGGGCAAGACCAGCGTCCTCGACGCGCTGGCATGGGCACTGGGCGGCGAAAAGTTCCGCCCGGCTGCGGCCCAGAGGGACGGCGCTGTGGCTCCGGCCCATCTCCGCGTCACCCTGTCCAACGGCGTGGTCGTGGAGCGCAAGGGCAAGAACGCCAGCCTGACCGTCACCGACCCCACCGGCCGGCGGAGCGGCCAGCAGCTGCTCAACGCCTTCGTGGAGCCGCTGGCCCTCGATCTGCCCCGCTTCATGGAGGCCAGCGACAAGGAAAAGGCCGACATCCTGCTGCGGATCATCGGCATCGGAAACGAGCTGCACATTCGGGACATGGAGATCAAGAGCATTTACGACAAGCGCACCTTCACCGGCCAGCTTGCCCAGCAGAAAAAGCACTTTGCCGATGAGCTTATCTCCTATCCGGACGCACCCGAACAGCCTCTCAGCGCCTCTGACCTCATCCGCCAGCAGCAGGAGATCCTCGCTCGCAACGGCGAGAACCAGCGCAAGCGCAGTCAGCTTTCCCAGCTGGAGTCCAAGAGCCAAACCCTTGCACAGCGCCGGGAGCAGTTGGAAGCAGAGCTTGCTCGCCTGACGGAAGAGCAGACCGCGCTGACCACTGACCTCTACGCCGCCCGGAAATCTGCCGAAGACCTTCAGGACGAATCCACTGTCGAGCTGGAAGCCTCCATCCAGAGCATCGAAGAAACGAATCGCAAAGTCCGCGCCAACCTCGAAAAAGCCCGTGCCGAGGACGAGGCCAAGCACTACGCCGAAAAATACGACCGCCTTACCGAGGCCATCGCCCAGAAGCGCAAGGAGCGTCTTGACCTGCTGAACGGTGCCGACCTGCCCCTGCCGGAGCTGAGTGTGGAGGACGGCGCTCTTACTTATAAAGGCAAGCGCTGGCGGGATATGTCCGGCAGTGACCAGCTCCGGGTGGCTGCGGCCATCGTCCGGCGGCTCAACCCGGACTGCGGCTTCGTCCTGTTGGACAAACTTGAGCAGATGGACATGGACACTCTCAGCGAGTTTGCCCGCTGGCTGGAAGCAGAGCACCTGCAAGCCATCGCAACCCGTGTTTCCACCGGCAGCGAGTGCCAGATCATCATTGAGGACGGCATGGTAAAGGATGCCGAGCCGCCTGTCACCGAAAAGCCCCAGCCTTCCTCCATTCAGAAGAGCTGGACGAAAGGAGCGTTCTGATATGAGCAAGTATGAGATCACCAGCGGCGTGCAGGCCGCACCGGTCAAAGTCGTGCTGTACGGCCCCGAGGGCATCGGCAAGAGCACCTTTGCCTCTCATTTCCCCTCCCCTGTGTTCATCGACACCGAGGGCGGCACCAAGCGGCTGGACGTGGCCCGCCTGCCCCAGCCCACCAGCTGGGCGATGCTGCTGGATGAGGTGCAGGCCGTCCGGCGGGGCGAGGTGTCCTGCGGCACGCTGGTCATCGACACCGCCGACTGGGCCGAGCGGCTCTGCATTCAGGCGGTCTGCGCCCGGGCCAAGGTGAGCGGTATCGAGGATTTTGGCTACGGCAAGGGCTACACCTATGTCAAGGAGGAGTTTGCAAAGCTTCTGGACGCTTTGGAGGAGGTGCTTCAGGCCGGGTACAACGTGGTGGTGCTGGCCCACGCGGCCATCACCAAGTTCGAGCAGCCGGACGCCGTGGGCAACTACGACCGCTGGAGCATGAAGACCTCCAAGCAGGTGGCCCCCCTGCTCCGGGAGTGGTGCGATATGCTGCTGTTCGCCAATTACAAGACCGTGGTGGAGAAAAGCGGCAGCGGCCCCAATGCCAAGAACAAGGCCAGCGGCGGCCGCCGGGTGATGTACACCGCCCACCACCCCTGCTGGGACGCCAAGAACCGCTTCGGCCTGCCGGAGGAGGTGCCATTCGAGTACGCCGGCATCGCCGCCTGCATCCCCAGCACCTCTCCTACGCCTGCATCGAAGCCGAAACCGGAACCGCGCCCCCAGCCGAATGCCGACATCCTGCCCGCTCCGGCTCCGCAACCCCAGACGCCCCGCGAGGAAGTGCCTGAAGCTCTGCTCACACCGGATCTGATCGCTCTGGGCGTGCCGGAAAAGCTGGCCCCGCTCATGAGCGCCAACAACGTCACGCCGGAGGAATTGCAGTTCGTCGTGGGCAAGCGGGGCTACTTCCCGGCGGATATGCCCATCCGGGACTACCCCGCCGACTTCGTGGAGGGCTGCCTCGTGGCCGCATGGCCGCAGGTGCTTCAGATGGTGCTGGATAACCGTGACCTGCCTTTCTGATTTCTTCCTCATAGGCTCCCCTGTCAGGGGAGCTGGCTGCCGCAGGCAGACTGAGAGGTTCACACATTATTATAAAGGAGAATACTTATGACTGACATGAATACTACCGACCGCGCCCTGAGCTGGGACGACGAATTCACCAACGAACAGCAGGAGTTCGTGCTGCTGCCCGAGGGCGATTATGCCTTTGAGGTCACCGGCATGGAGCGCGCCCGCTTCGAGGGCAGTGCAAAGCTGCCGCCCTGCTCCATGGCAAAGCTGACCATCCGGGTGTATGGCGGGGCCAAGGGCGACACCACCGTCAACCACCGGCTCTACCTGCACACCAAGACCCAGGGCCTGCTGGGCGCGTTCTTTGAGAGCATCGGCCAGTGCAGGCGGGGCGAGACCTTCCGCCCCCGCTGGAACGAAGTCGTGGGCAGCAAGGGCCTGTGCAAGCTGGGCGTCCACAACTACACCAAAAAGAATGGCGACCCCGGCGAGAGCAACGAGGTCACCCGCTTCCTTCCGCCGCCGGAACCTAAGGCCGCACCCGCTCAGGGCTGGACACAGGGGGCGTTCTGATGGCGGAAAAACAGACCCTGCGCCCCTATCAGGAGGCCGCCCGGCAGAGCATCCACGCCCAGTGGGAGCAGGGCCGTCTGCGCACCCTTCTCGTCCTGCCCACCGGCACCGGCAAGACCATCGTGTTCGCCTCCGTCGCCGCCGATCAGGTACGGGCGGGCGACCGGGTGCTCATCCTTGCCCATCGCGGCGAGCTGTTGGAGCAGGCCGCAGACAAACTTCAGCGCTCCACCGGCCTCGTCAGTTCGGTGGAAAAAGCCGAATCCACCTGCCTTGACAGCTGGTATCGCGTAGTGGTCGGCTCTGTCCAGACCTTGCAGCGGTCAGCGCGGCTCGAGCGCTTTCCTCGGGACTACTTCGGGACCATTATCATCGACGAGGCCCACCATTCCATCACCGACGGCTACCGCCGCATCCTCGACTACTTCGACAGCGCAAAGGTGCTGGGCGTAACGGCCACCCCTGACCGGGGCGATATGCGAAACCTCGGCGAGGTGTTCGACAGCTTGGCCTATGAGTACAAGCTGACCGATGCCATCAAAGACGGCTATCTCTGCCGCATCATGGCCCAGACCATCCCCCTGAAGCTGGACATCTCCAACGTCTCCCTGAGCGGCGGCGACTACGCCGTGGGCGACCTCGGCACGGCCCTCGACCCCTATCTGGAGCAGATCGCCGCCGAGATGGCCCAGCGGTGCGCTGGCCGCAAAACGGTCGTGTTTCTCCCCCTCATCAAGACGAGCCAGAAGTTCCGCGACCTGCTCAACGCAAAAGGCTTCCGGGCCGCCGAGGTCAACGGCCAGAGCGCCGACCGAAAGGAAGTGCTGGCCGACTTCGACGCCGGGAAGTACAACGTGCTCTGCAATTCCATGCTGCTCACCGAGGGCTGGGACTGTCCCAGTGTGGACTGCGTGGTGGTGCTGCGGCCCACCAAGGTGCGCAGCCTTTACAGCCAGATGGTAGGGCGCGGCACACGTCTGGCCGAGGGCAAGAAAGACCTGCTGCTTCTGGATTTTTTGTGGATGACCGATAAGCACGAGCTTTGTCGCCCGGCGGATCTTGTCTGCGAGGACAGGGCCGTGGCCCGGCAGATGACGGACGACCTTGCCGAGACCGGCGGGCCGGAGGACATCGAGGAAGCCGCCGCCAAGGCCAGCGACGAGGTGGTCACTCAGCGGGAAGAAGCCCTTGCAAAGCAGTTGGCCGAACAGCGCCGCAAGAAAGCCCGGCTGGTTGACCCGCTGCAATACGAGATGAGCATTCAGGCCGAGGACCTGTCCGGCTATGTGCCGGCTTTTGGCTGGGAAGCCGGACCGCCTACCGCACAGCAGACTGCCGCCCTCGAGAAACTGGGCATCCTGCCGGACGCCGTGGAATCTGCGGGCAAAGCGGCTCTCCTGCTCGACCGCCTCCACAAGCGCCGAGATGAAGGCTTGACCACTCCGAAGCAGATCCGCTGCTTGGAGAAATACGGCTTCCAGCACGTCGGCACATGGAGTTTCGAGGCGGCACGCCACATGATAGACCGTATCGCTGCGGGAGGCTGGCGGAGCGCGCCAAAGGGCGTCGATCCTAAAACGTACACTCCATCTGCCGAACCGATTGCCGCAGATGATATGTTCATATGGTAACGCGAATGGAACATGAAAATGACATCAGAGAAGCACTGGACTTTATTTCCCCGTCCGCCCTGACCTACGAGGAATGGGTCATGGTGGGCATGGGACTGAAAGAGGCCGGTTTGCCTGTCACAGCGTGGGAGCAGTGGAGCGCCCGGGATGGCGGGCGGTATCACAAGGGCGAGTGCGTCAAAAAATGGGAGAGCTTCCACGGCAGAACAAAACCCATCACCCAGAGCAGCATTTTTCAGCTGGCCTATGAGCACGGCTGGTCCGGGCCTGCGGGCCATGCGCTGGACTGGGGTGACGAGCTGACGACCTGCACACAGCCGCCCGCGTTGGTAGACCCCCGCTGGGTCGAAGAGCAAGAACTTCCCCTCCCCGACTCATGGGAGCCTGCCGAACAGCTCAAGCGCTACCTACAGGCTCTGTTTGAGCCTGACGAGTATGTAGCCTACGTCACCGAAAGTTTTATGGCCGCAGACCGCCGACGTCCGGCGAAAGGCTGCTGGGACAGAACTTCCGGGCAGCTCATCGAGGAGCTGGACGCCTGCGGCGGAGATGTCGGCAAGGTCATGGGGGACTGTGACCCTGATGTTGGTGCGTGGATCTGCTTCAACCCGGTGGACGGCGCAGGCCGGAAGGATGCCAACATCACCAGCTTCCGCTATGCTCTCGTGGAATGTGACAACATGGAGCCGGGCAAGCAGCTGGCCGCCATCCACCAGATGGAGCTGCCCTGCGCTGCGCTGGTCTATTCCGGCGGCAAGAGCGTCCACGCCATCGTCCGGGTCAACGCTCCGGACTATGCCGAATACCGCAAGCGGGTCGATTACCTCTACGCCACCTGCCAGAAGAACGGCCTGACCCTCGACCAGCAGAACCGCAACCCTTCCCGCCTCTCCCGGATGCCCGGCATCCTGCGGGCAGGACAAAAACAAGCCCTGCTTGAAACGAACGTCGGCAAAAGCTGCTGGGAGGACTGGTGTGACTGGGTGGAGGCCTGCACCGACGATCTGCCCGATACAGAATGTCTGGCCGATGACTGGGATGACCTGCCCCCGCTGGCCGATGCCCTCATCTCCGGCGTGCTGCGTCAGGGCCACAAGATGCTGCTGGCGGGTCCATCCAAGGCAGGCAAGAGCTTCGCTCTCATTGAGCTGTGCATCGCTATCGCCGAGGGTAAGACGTGGCTTGGCCGTTTCTCCTGCGCACAGGGAAAGGTGCTCTACATCAATCTGGAGCTTGACCGTCCCTCCTGCCTGCACCGCTTCAAGGACGTCTATACTGCGATGGGCCTCGCACCCGATCACCTGAAAAACATCGACATCTGGAACCTGCGCGGCGCATCCGTCCCGATGGACAAACTAGCTCCCAAGCTCATCCGCCGGGCTGGCAAAAAGGGCTATACCGCCGTCATTCTCGACCCCATTTACAAGGTCATCACCGGTGACGAGAACAGCGCCGACCAGATGGCAAAGTTCTGCAACCAGTTCGACGTGGTCTGTCGTGCGCTGGACTGCGCCGTGATCTACTGCCACCATCATTCCAAGGGTGCACAGGGCGGCAAACGCAGCATGGACAGAGCATCCGGTTCCGGCGTGTTCGCCCGCGACCCCGATGCTATGCTGGACATGACCGAGCTGACCATCACCGACGCGATTCGGGAACAGCTCCACAATAAAGCCGCCTGCCGGGTCATCAAAGCGATGCTGGATAAGCGCGGCTATACGGACGCCTACGGCCCGGACGACGCCCTCAGCAAAAGCCGGATGATGACTATCGCCAAAGAAAAACTTGGCCTCGCCGACCTGCGGGCCATCGACGCCGAAGTGGCTGCGGCCCAGAAAAAGGCCGACAGCATGACTGCGTGGCGCATCGAGGGCACCCTGCGCGAGTTTGCAAGCTTTGCCCCGGTCAATCTCTGGTTTGACTATCCGGTGCATAAGCTGGACAGCGGGCTTTTGGAAGACCTGCAGCCGGACAGTGACTTCCGCACGCTGGGTGCAAAGGGTGCAAACCGCCGCTGGGGTGACAGGAGCAAACAATCCAAGGACAAAAAGGCCGAGCTGGACACTGCTTTTGAAGCCTGCATGATGGACGGTGAGGTCACAGTCTACAGCCTCGGCGAGTATATGGATCTGAAGCCCCGCACCGTCAAGAGCCGTCTGAAGGAGGATGGCCGCTTCTGGATCGACGGCGAGAAGGTCGGCCGCAAGGAACCCGGCAGCAGAGGTTAAACATCCTGTTATATTCGAAATTACGAATTGTTGTAAAAATGCAGTTATAGCCGCTATTTTGCACGACTGCAAAAACTGCAAAATTGCAGAAATAGCCGCTATGACTGCAACATTTGCAGTGCAAAATAGCCTATATATAATAGCATGACTGCACTGCAATGTGTGATGGGGTATCCCAGAGGATGGGGCGAACACAGCCCCCATCCTCCGGGGACCCTCCCCATCACGTTGGCCGCCGACATAAAAAGAAAACGAGGTACGAAATGACCACACAGTTTTTTATCCCCATGCGTCCGCCTACTACTACCCACAATGCCAAGGAGCTGCACGCCTACATGAAAGGCGGCAAGCCCTGCGCCGTGCTCCATGACAGCGCCGAGCTGAAAGCCGCCCGAGCCAAGCTCCACGCCTACCTTGCACCCCATGCGCCGGAAACGCCCATCCCCGCAGGCCGTCCGGTGCGTCTGATGGTCAAGTGGATGTTCCCCGCCGAGGGCAGACCAGACGGAAGCTGGCGCACTACGAAGCCGGACACCGACAACTTGGAAAAAGCCCTCAAGGACGAGATGACCCGTCTGCACTTCTGGCACGACGACGCACAAGTGTGCAGCGAGATCGTCGAGAAGTTCTGGGCCGACATCTGCGGAGTGTTCGTCCGGGTGGAGGAAATCTGAATGACCTACGAAAAAAAAAAGGCGTGGCTCTGGCGGTACCGGTCGGCCAAACGCATCGAGCAGCTGAGGCTAGACGAGCTGGCCACGCTGGAAGCAGACGCCGCTCACATGACCCAGCGCTTTTCCGCCGCACCGGGCGGCGGCGGGGACGGTCAGGCACTGCCCCGGGCCGTAGAACGCATCGACGAAGCCCGAGGCGCTTACAAGGCCCAGTGCGAGGAAAGCGCCCGCATTCGCAAAGAAATCATCTTTGTGCTCCAGCAGCTGGATGATGAAACCGACTTTACCATCCTGTACCGGAGATACATCTGTGGGCACAAGTGGACGCTGATCGCTGACCGGCTTTCTCTCGATGTCAGCTGGGTACTCCGAAGGCACAAAAGAGCCGTGCGGCTTTTGGATCTTATCGAATGACGCACTAAAAAGCACTAGTCCCAATATGCTATAATCTAAACTGCCAAAGCCCGCAGGAAAGGTTTCCTACTCCCTTCCCCCCCTGCGGGCTTTGTGCTGCCCGGCTGCAACAGGGGAATACATTTTCCGACCAACAGCCCGAATGGACCGCCGGGCATCTCTGAATATTTTCCGCCGTTCTGAGCTTTGCCCCGGGCGGCTTTTTCATACCCCCGGGGTCTGCAAAAGTACCCCCTCCCTCAAAAAGACCTCCCCCTCCGGGCATGACCCGGCGGGGCAAAGGAGGCCGAAGCTTCGAGGACCACCGCACAGCACGTCAGCAAAAGGAGGCTGTATCCTAATGGCAGGCAGGACGCCGCGCCGCAACGAGCGGCCAGACCACGACGGCACACACCGTCTGGCCTTTGAGCGGAACAAAAAGAAGATCTATGCGACGCAGACCGTTTGCGGCATCTGCGGCAAGCCGGTCGATTTCAGCTATAAGTTCCCGCATCCGCTCTCGCCCTGCATCGACCACATCATCCCCATCGTCAAAGGCGGACACCCCAGCGACCTTGACAATCTTCAGCTCGCGCATTTCTGCTGCAACCGGGCCAAGAGCGACAAACTGGTGTCCCGAAGCGGAAAGGCTCAGGAGCAGGCTGTGGACTCTCCGCGCGTTCTGCCTCTGTCCCGTGACTGGACGACCTACCGCAGCCGATAGGGGGGGATGCCCCCTCCCCCTGCCCTCGCCGGACTTCCCAGCCGTCACTGGGAATATTTTCTCACGAAAAGGAGGAATCCCCCATGAGCCAGACCCGCGGCATGGCCTATCTCCGCCGCAAGCTGGAGCTGAAGCGCAGCCGGGTGCTTACCCGCTATAAATACTATGAGATGAAGAATGCCGTGAAGGACTTCGGTATGGTCACTCCGCCCGAGTTCCGCACCTTCAGCGAGGTGCTGGGCTGGTGCGGCAAGGCTGTGGATTCGCTGGCCGATCGGCTCGTTTTCCGGGAGTTCCGGCAGGACAACTTCGACCTGAACAGCATCTATCTCCAGAACAATGCCGACATCCTGTTTGACAGTGCCGTGCTCTCCGCCCTCATTTCCAGCTGCTCTTTCCTGTATATCTGTGCCGGAGAAGACGGCTTTCCCCGCATGTCGGTGCTGGACGGCGGCAATGCCACCGGGATCATCGACGATGTGACCGGTCTGCTGACCGAGGGCTACGCCGTTCTGGAGCGGAACTCCGACAACGGCACGCCCACGCTGGAGGTCTACTTCACGGCTGGCAGCACATGGTACTACCCCAAGGGCGAAAAGCCTTACCTTGTGACCAACCCCGCCCCCGCGCCGCTGCTGGTACCCATCTGCTACCGCCCGGATGCTGCCCGGCCCTTTGGCCACAGCCGCATCTCCCGGGCCTGCATGGGCCTGCAGCAGGGCGCACTGCGCACTCTCAAGCGCAGCGAGATCAGCGCCGAGTTCTACTCTTTTCCGCAAAAGTACGTTCTGGGGACCTCCGGCGACGCCGACCCGATGGACAAGTGGAAAGCCACCATTTCCTCCCTGCTGGAGATTTCCAAGGACGAGGACGGCGACCATCCGGTGGTCGGGCAGTTTACTCAGCAGAGCATGAGCCCCTATACCGAGCAGCTGCGCACCTTCGCGGCACTGTTCGCGGGAGAGACCGGTCTGACGCTGGACGATCTGGGTTTTGTCACCGACAATCCTTCCAGCGCAGAGGCCATCAAGTCCAGCCACGAGACGCTGCGTCTGGCCGCCCGCAAGGCGCAGCGGACCTTCGGCAGCGGCTTTCTCAATGCCGGTTATCTCGCCGCCTGCCTGCGGGATGATTTTGCCTATCAGCGCCGCCAGCTCTATCTGACCCGCCCCGTCTGGGAGCCGGTCTTTGAGCCGGACGCTGCCCCCCTCTCCGGTATCGGCGATGCCGTGGGCAAGGTCAACGCTGTCATCCCCGGCTATTTCGGAAAAGAGAACCTGCGCGACCTGACCGGCGTGCAGGCCGAGGGATGAGCAGATGGACAAGCAGGATATTGCCCCCGCGCTGCTGGGGCGCATCCGGGCCGACTTTCTCCGCCTGCTGGGGGATTCCGCTCCTTCAGCAGTCACTTACCCGGCAGCTTTGGACTACGCCGACCTTGTCGGCGGCGCTCTGGCCGAAGCGTTCCGTCTCCATCTCAGCGCCGACACCCTGCCGGATGGACGGATGTACTGGAACATCGCCGACCGCGTCCTCCGCCCCCTGCTGGAGGAGGACCATGCACTGGTAGCTGACGCCGCTGCTGCCGTACAGCAGCAGCTCAACGAAGCGGCCGGTCTCCGTCTGTTGGCCCAGCGCGTCCCGGTGGATGAGGACCGCATCGACGGCATCCTGAACAAGGTCTGCGCTGCCGAGCACTACAAGGATGTGGCCTACATGCTGGGCGAGCCGGTACGGACTTTCTCCCGGATGGCAGTAGACGATACCCTGAAAGCCAACGTGCAGTTTCAGGGCCGGGCCGGTCTGCGTCCCCGCGTCGTGCGGCGCATTACCGGGAGCTGCTGCGAATGGTGCAGCAGGCTTGCCGGAAGCTACGACTATCCCCATGTGCCTGCCGACGTCTACCGCCGCCATGAGCGCTGCCACTGCAAGGTCGAGTATGACCCGGGCGATGGCCGCAGGCAGAATGTGTGGGATAAGAAGTGGACGGAGGATCCTGAAACCCTTCAGGCTCGCAAAGAATTTGCGGAGTCTCCACTTGTCACTAAAATCCGCTTTCCGAAAGAGGCCTCTCTGCAGAACGTCCTCCCGGAATATCTGCGGACGGCTACTCCGGGAGTCGGTTCCATCTCATACGATGCTGGCTACGATATGGTCCGCCATGCAGACGAAGTAAAAACAGCACAATGGCTGCACGCCCATTTGGGCGGCGACATCGTGCTGTTGAACGAAGCAAATAATTATAAAGCGATGACTCCAGACTACATCTGGAACGACAAGCTCTGGGATTTGAAAACGGTTTCTACAGAAAAGTCCGCAAACAGCGCTGTTCGGCATGGTTTGAAGCAGATCCAAGAGAATCCCGGCGGAATCATCCTGAACTATGAGCAGAATACGATTTCTCTGGAAACGCTGAAAGATGTCCTACGGAAAAGATTGACTGCCAGTGCGACGCAGGATGTAGACATCCTCGTCATCTGCCAAGAGAAACTATTCACTGTTCAGAGATTCACTGCAAAAAAATAGAGGTGTCGAGCCCCCACCATATAGCGGAGGCGCACCTCATAGCTATTATATAGCACATTTTCGTCTTTTCGTCAATATTACATTTTCATTCTCATAAAGGAGGCCCCGCCGTCATGCCCCGAGCGTCAGAAAAGGCCGTCCCGGAAAAGCTGGGCCGCCAGACGCCCACGGCGGCGGTGGTGCTGCCCTACACCACGACCCACGGGCAGGAGGCCATCGACCTCTACAACACCACCGGGCGTACCGCCCAACAGTGGCAGCAGCTCCTGCTCTACGACATCCTCGCCGAAAACGAGGACGGCCTGTGGGTACATACCAAATTCGGCTACAGCGTCCCCCGCCGCAACGGCAAGAATGAGATCGCCGCCATGCGGGAGCTGTACGGTCTCCAGCGGGGCGAGAACATCCTGCACACAGCCCACCGCACGACCACCAGTCATGCCGCGTGGGAGCGCCTGTGCAGCCTGCTGGACAAGGCCAAGATAGAATACAAATCCATTCGTGCCTCTGGCCGGGAGAGCATCCGGTTGAAAAGCGGTGAGGGCCGCATCGAGTTCCGCACCCGTTCATCCAAGGGCGGTCTGGGCGAGGGCTTCGACCTGCTCATCATCGACGAGGCGCAGGAGTACACCGACGATCAGGAAAGCGCCCTCAAGTATGTGGTCACGGACAGCCGCGACCCGCAGACACTCTTCTGCGGCACACCGCCCACGCCGGTCTCCTCCGGCACGGTGTTCCTCAAACTGCGAAACGCGGCCCTGCAGGGCGAAACGCAGAACACCGGCTGGGCCGAATGGAGCGTGGAGCAGCAGACCGACCCCCACGATGTGGCTGCATGGTACGAGACGAATCCCAGTCTGGGTACCATCTTTACCGAGCGCAGCATCACCGACGAGATCGGCTCCGACCCCATTGACTTCAACATCCAGCGCCTCGGCCTCTGGCTGCGGTATAACCAGAAATCGGCTATCAGCAAGGCCGAATGGGAGGAGCTGAAGGTCGCCGCCCTGCCCGAGCTGAAGGGCAGGCTTTATGCGGGCATCAAGTTCAGTCCGGACGGGGCCAGTGCAGCGCTCTCCATCGCCGTCCGGACTGCCGACAACAAAATCTTCGTGGAAGCCATCGACTGCCGCCCCACCCGGGCAGGCAGTGGGTGGCTTTTGGATTTTCTGAGCAAGGCCCAGTTCGCCGCTGTGGCGGTGGACGGTGCCAGCGGGCAGCAGCTTCTGGCCGACGCCATGAAAGCCGCCCATCTCAAAGCGCCCGTCCTTCCTACCGTCAAACAAATCATCACTGCCAACGCCGCCTTTGAGCAGGCACTGTTCGCGAAATCGCTCTGCCACGCCGGGCAGCCAAGCCTTGTGCAGGTGGCTTCCAACTGCGAAAAGCGGGCCATCGGCACCAACGGCGGCTTCGGCTACCGTTCCTTGACCGAGGGAGGCCATATCGAGCTACTGGACAGCATCATCCTCGCCTGCTGGCAATGCTCCGAGGGCAAGGAGAAACGCCGCCAGCGCACCAGCTATTAACTACGCCGAAGCAGGGCCTCCGCCCTGTTTTTTATATGCATCTGTCAGAATGGAGGTTTTCTCATGGCAGAATTTGAACCCATCACCACGCAGGAGGCATTCGACGCCGCTGTTGCCGACCGTCTGGCTCCCTTCGCCGACTACGACGGCCTCAAGGCGCAGAATGCCGACTATGCTTCCCGCATCCATGCCTTTGAGATGTCGGAGCTCAAGACCCGCATCGCCCACGAGGTCGGCATCCCCTTCGACCTCTCCCAGCGGCTTACCGGTGAGAACGAGGACGCCATCCGCAAGGATGCCCAGTCTCTCGCCAAGCTGCTCAAGCCCCAGCCCCCCAAATCGCCCCCGCGCAGCACCGAGCCCGCAGGCGGCAGCAGCCGCCGCGATGCCCTGCGCGCCTTCACCAACAACCTGATGAGCAAAGGAGAATAACACATGGCAGACATTCTGAGCAAAGGCTCCCTGTTCCCCGAGGAGCTGATCCCCGACTTTATCAAGAAGACCACCGGTGCCTCTGCGCTGGCCAAGCTGTGCAGCGCTACCCCCATCCCCTTCAACGGCGTCAAGGAGTTCACCTTCTCCCTCGACAAGGAGGTGGACATCGTGGCAGAGAACGGTGCCAAGACCAAGGGCGGTCTGACCGTCGACCCCATCACCATCGTCCCCATCAAGATCGAGTACGGTGCCCGCATCTCGGACGAGTTCCTCTATGCCTCCGAGGATGCACAGCTGGACTACATGAGCGCCTTTGCCGACGGCTTCGCCAAGAAGGTCGCTAAGGGCCTCGACCTGATGGCCTTCCATGGCGTCAATCCCCGCACCGGCACGGCCTCCTCCGTCATCGGCACCAATCACTTCGACTCCAAGGTGACGCAGGCTGTGACCATCGCCTCCGGCGACAAGCCCGATGAGAACATTGAGGCCGCCATCGCGCTGGTGCAGGGCGCAGACCGGGACGTCACCGGCATGGTGCTGGCCCCGGCCTTCAAGTCCGCTCTGGCCAAGCAGACCACCGCCGACGGTGCAAAGCTTTACCCCCAGCTGGCATGGGGCGCAAATCCCGGCGAGGTGAACGGTCTGCGGGTGGAGTCCACCTCTAACCTGTCCTCCGGCTCCAGCCTCGACCGCGCCCTTGTGGGCGATTTCGTCAACTGCTTCAAGTGGGGCTATGCCAAGGAGATCCCCATCGAGGTCATCCGCTACGGCAACCCCGACAATGATACTCAGCTGGGCGACCTGAAGGGGCATAATCAGGTCTATCTGCGCGGTGAGGCCTACATCGGCTGGGGCATCCTCGACCCGTCCGCCTTCGCCCACATCAAGGCCGGCGAGTAAGGAGAACATGACCATGCTGTACCGCAACAAAAAGACCGGCGCTGTTATCGAAACCGACTGCCTCATCTCCGGCGGCGACTGGGAACCTGACAGGGCAGATGCCGCGCCGGACGCCACGTCCGAGGCCGACACCGAGGCTGACCCTCCCGCTGCCAAGTCCAAGCGGAAAGGCAGGGCGACGGTATGACCTACGCCACCGTGGACGACATGACCACCCTCTGGAGGCCCATGACGGAGGCAGAGCAGGCCCGCGCCGTCCCTCTGCTGGAGGTCATCTCAGCCAGCCTTGATGTTGAGGCCCGCAAGGTGGGCAAGGACCTGCCCGCACTGGTCGCTTCGGACTCTGCACTGGCTCTGGTGGCCAAGAGCGTCGCGGTCGATGTGGCTGCGCGGGCGCTGATGACCAGCACCGATCAGGAGCCGATGACCCAGCTGACGCAGGCCGCAGGCGGCTATTCCGCCTCCGGCTCCTTTCTCGTTCCCGGCGGCGGCCTGTTCATCAAGAAGTCTGAGCTGGCCCGGCTGGGGCTGCGCCGCCAGCGGATGGGGGTGATCGAGCTGTATGGCAGCTCTGATTAAGGGCATCCCGGTCACGCTTTACGAGCGCACTAAGACCGGTGAGGATGCTTTCCATGAGCCCATCTACACCGAGATCCCCGTCATAGTCGAAAATGTGCTCATTACGCCTGTTGACTCTGCGGCATCGCCCACAGAGCTGCAGCTTTCCGGCCGTCATCTGGTCTGTGAGCTTTGCATCCCCAAGGGCGATACCTACAAGTGGGAAGGCTGCGCTGTGGAGTTTTTCGGGAAGAGATGGAGAGTCATGAACGGCGTGCAGCAATACATCACCCAGCTCACGCCTCTGGACTGGGATAAGAAAGTTCAGGTGGAGCGGTATGAGTGAGATGAAATTCAAGCTGAACCATGCCGGGGTGCGCAAACTGCTGAAAAGCAAGGAGATGCAGAGCGGCCTGAGTCACATTGCCTTTGCCGCAAAGAACCGGCTTGGCAAGGGCTACGAGGCCACCTACTACACTGCCGAGACCCGTGCTGTTGCCCGGGTGGCTGCGGTCTCCCCTGCCGCCCGAAAAGAAAACTCCGACACTAACTCTATTCTGAAAGCGTTGAAGTGACCATGATCGAAGAAACTATCCTCAGCTACCTGCGGGAAAATGGATTTCCCTGTTATATGTCCGTGCCGGAGAAGCCCTCCGGCAATTTTTGTGTGCTGGACAAGACCGGCTCCGGCTGTGATGACAGTGTTTTCCGCGCCACGCTGGCTGTCCAGTCCTATGGCAAAACCAAATACAACGCCGCACAGCTCAGCCACCAAGTGGTGCAGGCCATGCTGGACGCGGACAGCCTGCCCGAGGTGGTCCGCTGCGACCTCGTCACCGACTACGATTTTCCCGACACCACCCGGAAGCTGCCCCGCTATCAGGCAGTTTTTGAGCTGGTGCATTACTGAATCAGAAAGGAACTATTATGGCAAAAGCAAATGCAAAGCTTGTCACTGCCGCAAAGCCCAAGGTGGGCGGCGCAGTACACCGCGCCCCGCTGGGTACTACCCTGCCCACCGACGCCAAAACGGAGCTGGACAAGGCGTTCGAAAGTCTTGGCTACATCTCCAGCGACGGCCTGACCAACTCAAATTCTCCTTCCAGTGAGAACACGACCGCATGGGGCGGCGACACCGTGCTGACCCAGCAGACCGAGAAGCCGGACACCTTCGCCTTCACCCTGCTGGAAGCCCTGAGCGTGGCCGTCCTGAAAGCAGTCTACGGCGACGACAACGTCACCGGCGATCTGGAGACCGGCATCACCGTCAAGGCCAACAGCGAGGAACAGGCCGACTGTTGCTGGGTCATCGACATGGTGATGAAGAACGGCGTGCTCAAGCGCATCGTCATCCCGGACGCGGCCGTCACCGCCGTGGGCGACATCACCTATTCCAATGGCGCTGTGGGCTACAACACCACCCTGACCGCTGTGCCGGACGAGAACGGCGATACCCACCGTGAATACATCATTGCACCCGCAAAGGGATAAGGAGGACGCTTTATGATCACTGCAAGCACCAAGGACGGCTTTGCCGTCGAACTGGACGAGAACGCACTGGACAACGTGGATCTTCTGGACGCTATGGCCGAGATGCAGGACTCGAATATCCTGTCTCTGGGTCGGGCCATCCGTCTGCTGATGGGGAAGGCTAACACCAAAAAGCTCTATGACCACTGCCGCACCGAGGATGGGCGGGTACCCGTCGAGGCCCTGAGCAACGCCTTCGGTGAGCTGGTCAGCTCCTTCAGCGCCGGAAAAAACTCTATGTCCTCTCCGAACTGATCGCAGCGGACGAGGACGCGCTCATCTGCGATTTCGCCCAGTATTATCATGTGCTGGACTGGCGCGGTCTGCCGGTGCGGCTGGCCGCCACGCTGGCTGCGGGCCTGCCGGAGGAGAGCCGATGCCGGATGAGCCTTGCCGGGCAGCAGCTGCCCACCTCTGCCATGCTGGCGGCCTCCGAGGTGGACGCGCTGCACCGCATCGAATGGCGGCTCATCGGCCAGCCCGGCATCAGCCCGCCCCGCTCCATCCTCGACGCCCTGACCCAAACCGGGGACGACGACCGGGGCGACGTAAAGAGTTTCGACAGCCCGGAGGACTTCGAGTCCGCCCGGGCTGCTTTCATGAAAGGGGGTGGATAAATGGCAGGAGGCATCGAACTGGGCAAGGCGTATGTCCAGATCGTACCCTCGGCGAAGGGCATCCAAGGCAAGCTGACCGAAGAGCTGGGCGGCGAAAGCGCCCGCGCCGGTGAGTCTGCCGGACAGCTCTTCACCGGTAAGCTGGTCGGCACCATCAAAAAGGTGCTGGGTGCTGCCGCCATCGGGAAGATGATTTCCGACTCGGTCAACGCGGGCGGTGCTCTCCAGCAGAGCCTTGGCGGCGTGGAGACGCTGTTCAAAGACAGCGCCGACAAGGTCAAGACCTATGCCGCGCAGGCTTACAAGACCGCCGGTCTGTCGGCCAACGACTACATGGAGACCACCACCAGCTTTGCCGCCAGCCTGCTTTCCAGCGTCAGCAAAAACACGGACGCCGCCGCCCAGCTGGCTAACATGGCCATGGTGGATATGTCCGACAACGCAAACAAGATGGGTACGGATATGCAGGATATCCAGAATGCCTATCAGGGATTTGCAAAGCAGAATTACACCATGCTGGACAACCTCAAGCTTGGCTACGGCGGCACACAGGCCGAGATGCAGCGGCTGTTGAAGGACGCAGAGAAGATCTCCGGTGTCCACTACGACCTCGGCAATCTGGCGGATATGTACAGTGCCATCCACATCATCCAGACAGAGCTGGGCATCACCGGCACCACGGCCAAGGAAGCCACCACCACCCTCACCGGCTCCTTTGCGTCGATGGGGGCAGCGTTCCAGAACGTGCTGGGTAATCTGGCGCTGGGAGAGGACTTGCAGCCCTCGCTGGAAGCCCTCACCGAGACGGCACGCACCTATTTTGTGGATAACCTGCTCCCGCTGGTGGCCAATGTGGTCAGCGGCATCCCCGAAACTATCGCCACGCTGGCCCCGGCCATCTTACAGACCGGCACGGAGCTGGTGCAGAACTTCACATCCGGCTTTGCGCAGGGCATCCCGGAGTTTCTGGCCTCTGCCCTGCCCGCCGTCCTGTCCTTCACGGATGAGCTGCGGGAAAACTTCGGCGACTTTGTTTCGGCGGGTATCGACCTCATCCTCAGCATCGCAAACGGACTGGTCGAGGGTCTGCCGGAACTGTTCGCCTACATCCCGGATATTGTCATAAACATCGCGGGCCTTATCAATGACAACGCCCCCAAGCTTCTGGCGGGAGCGGTCGGCCTGATCGTGACGCTGGGCAAGGGGCTTGTCCAGAGCATTCCCCTCATCATCCAGAATGCGGGCAAAATCGTGGAGGCCATCGTCGCCGTCATCTCGGCCTTTAACTGGCTGAACCTCGGCGCAAACATCCTGAAGGGTCTCGGCAACGGAGTCAAGAGCATGGGCAGCGAGCTGCTCAACGCATTCAAGGGCGGCTTTTCCAGCGCCGTCGCATGGATAAAAAAACTGCCTTCTCAGGCTGTGCAGTGGGGCAAAGACCTCATTCAGAGCTTCATCAACGGCCTGTCGGGCAAGGGTGGCGTATCGGCTGCTGCACCCGTCTATGAAACGCTGTCCAGCGCTGATTACAACGCCAACAAAAAGGCGGGCAAAAATGCCGCGTGGTCCCTCAGCGACGATGTAGTGGACAAGGCCGAGGTCAACGCATTCCGGATGCAGAACCTCGCCAAGACGGCGGAAAGCACTATCCCGGCCTACACCAAGTCCGGCGACGCTGCGGCTGCTGCCGCCCAAAAGGCCGGGTCTGCCGCAAAGGCCGCAGCCAGTGTGGTTAACTCCTACTCCGACACGGTCACGGAGCTGGTAGGCAATATGACCCGCACCACCCAGACTGTCACCGAAGAGATGTCTGACCACACCACCCAGCACAAGAAGGTCATTACGGAAACTTCCCGCGAGATGGTGGAGGGTGTGCTGAAGGACATCAAGACTGTCATAACCGAGGACGAAAAGGGCCAGAAGAGCATCCAGCAGACCATGGAGACGGTGCGGGAAACCGCATCCACTGTCACCTCCACCTTTGACTCTGTGGTAGACGGCGTCAAGACCAGCACCCAGACAATCACCGAGACCCTGACCGACAGCACCGAGACCACTAAGCAGGTCATCACAGAAGTCTATACCGACGTGATAAACGGCGCTTTGGTCACGGTGGAGAGAGTCAAGAGTCTTGCCGCGGACGGCACAACGCAGACAGCTGAAACTATTAAAGAAAGCTCTGCCAAGACCTTAGACGGCCTTTGGAAAGAGATTCAAGACCGCGCCGATGAGGGCATCCTCGGCACGGTAGACACCCTATGGAACGCCGTCAAATCCGGCGACTGGCTGGGTATCGGCAAGTGGGCGGCATCCACCCTCTACAGCGGCCTGACCAGTGAGCAGAAACAGCAGATATGGGATTTTGCCATGAAGATGGTGGACGGCCTGAACGGCGCTCTAGGCAACGCCGCCGTCGGCCTTGCACAGGGCGCTGTCGGCATCGGGCAGAACATCTGCAACGGCATCACCAGCGGCTTCGGCGATGTGATCTCTCTGGCCGGGAAGCTGGGTAGCAGCCTGACCAACGTGTTCTCCAGACTCAAGGCTCCCTTGTCCTCTGCCGCAAATGCCATCAGCATCGGCCTCTCCGGCGGACTGCTGAGCGCATTTCCCACCATCTTTGCGGGCTTTGCCGGGCTTATCAGCACCATCGGTGCTGCGGTGGAGGGAATGCTCGTCGCCGTCAGCGCAGCGCTGAAGTCCACCATCTTCGGCATCCCGGCAGGTCTGGTCGTAGCTGCCGCCGCTGTGGCTCTGGCGGCGACCATCGCCTCCATCTGCTCCGGTCTGGGCGGCAGCAGTAAATCCTCCGTCAAAACGCCTACAAGCAGCAGCTCCTCCTCGGCCAGCGGTGCCATCACCGACACCAACCGCTCCTTGTGGGATTACGAGAAGGAATCGGCCCGTCCAGAACGCAGGCCCCGCCCCTCTTACGAGATAAACCAGTACATCTACAGCAAAGCGCAGACGGCGGCTGACCTGATGCGTGAAGCACGATACGAACAGGAAAGGGCGGTGCTTGCCGGTGTTTGATGCAGTTTTTACTGCCAAGGACGGACAGACTTTTGCCTTCGGCTACAAGGCCCGGGTGCTCTACAGCATCGACCCCATCGGCGACCTACCGGTGGGACTGGAGACCAGTCAGGGCTACCAGCAGGTGGGTGCTACCGTGGAGAGCCGCAGCATCGGCGGCGTCTCCCGCACCATCACCGGGCGCATCCTGAGCAATGCCGCCGCCCGCAAACGGCAGCTCCGGGACATCTTTGCCCCCGGCGTGACCGGGCGGCTGACCGTGGCCGGAAAATACTACTGTGACGCGGAAGTCCAGCGTTGCCCCGCCATCAGCGCCGCCGCCCGCTGGCCGACCTTCAGTTTCCAGCTCTACTGCCCGAATCCCTACTGGCACAGCGTCAGCCAGAACAGCATCACCCACTTTCAGGTCACGCCCACCTTCCAGCTCCCCGTCTGCTACGACAGCCACCAGTACGGTCTGCGCCTTGGTGCCGACCATCTCAGATTCTACAACAGCGGTCTGGACACGCAGGATTTCACGCTCACCCTCACCGCACAGGGTACCATAACCAACCCCGGCGTGAAGGACACCGCCACCGGCGAGTATCTGCGCTTTGTGACTGAGATGCAGGAAGGCGACCGCATCCGGCTCTGGCGGGAGCAGGGTCAGTTGTACATCGAGCAGACCATCGACGAAAACTCTTACAACGCCTTTGAGCTGTTGGATGAGAGCAGCACTCTCTGGACGCTCCGCCACGGCTCCCGGCGCTGGCAGCGCACCGCTGACAGCGGTGCCGATTCTCTCTACCTGACCCTGAACTATGGCGCGGCTTATGCGTCCCTTGTACCGGAGGTGGAGCCATGAGCACCGAAAAAGCATCTGTCCTGACCGCCAGCGGCCCCAAGACCATCTACGTGTATGACTGGGATTTCCGGCTGCTGGGCCGCATCGAAAGCTGGGTGTCGCTGGTCTGGCCGGAGCGGTACAACGTTTACCGCAATGTGCAGGGCGCGCAACTGGAGCTCCACGCCTCCACCAGCCTGCAGGCCCTCTGCCGCCCCGACCGGTTCCTCTGGCTGGCGGGCAGCGAGCACATCATGCGCATCATCTCCGCCCAAACGGCGGACCACCGCCTCGTGCTCTCGACCCGGGACGCGGCTTACATCCTCGACGAGCGTGTCTGCACCAAGACCTTGAAAGGATTTTCCGTGGAGACTACCCTGCGCCAGCTGGTGACGGAGATGAAGCCGTGGCCCCATCTGGGGCTGGGTGAGCTGGCGGATCTGCCCGACACCTACAGCGGCGAGGTCGGCCCCGGGAGCCTGCTGGAGATCATCGAGCAGGTCTGTCAGGAGATGGACGTCGGTTTCCGGCTGAGGTTCGATGCGTCAGAAAAGAAGCTGCTGTTTGAGCTGTATCTTCCCCTTCTGGACCGGAACGCCCGTTATGCGCCCCAGTACGGCAACCTGACCGACCTGACCTACACCGAGAGTGTTGCCGACTACAAGAACGTGGTCACGGTGGTGGGCGGCGAGGCGACCGTGACCGTGGGGGCCGACGACACCGAGGGCTATGCAAGACGCGAGCTGGTGGTGGACGCGGCCAGCCGGAAAAGGAGCAGCGACCAGACGCAGGCCGAGTATCTGGCCGACCTGAAGGCGCTGGGTACGCAGGAGCTGGCCAAGCACGCCCGGCTAGAAAACTTCCGCTTCACTCCAACAGGTGACATCACCGTGGGCAAGGTGGTGGCCGCCAGCCTTCCAGGTACCGACATCCGCGCCGCCGCCCGCATCACGTCCATCACGCTAACCTCCCAGCAGGGCGAGAACAGCGTTACCACGGAGATCGGCACACCCATCATCAGGAGGAAACAATGAAAATTATCACCTATCCCCTCAACGGAGTGACCTATGACGCGGAAGATGTAGCCACCTACCTGTGTACCCGCACCTCCGGCGTCTACTCCAGAGAGAGTAATTTTGCTGTGACTGTTACCGGAACCCGGGAAGTCACCGTCTCCCCCGGCATTGCGTGGGTCAACTACGATGACTTCAAGGGTGTTTCTGTCTGCGCCCGGGAGAGCGGCACGCTGACGGTGCCAGATGCGGACGATATGCTCCCCCGCATCGACCGGGTCGTTTTACAGTTCGACGCAAACAACAACCGGAGCGTGCTGAAGCTGAAACAGGGTACCCCGGAACAGGAACCTTCCCCGCCCGAGATTGTCCGGACACATTACCTCTACGAGTTATGTCTGTGTCAAATCAGGATTCCTGCCGGAAGTGCCGAAGTGACCACCGCCAACCTCACCGACACCCGCGCCGACGCCGCCCTCTGCGGCCTGATGCGGGACGGCGTCACCGGCATCCCAACAGAGGCTCTGGGTGCCCAAGCCCTTGCGCTGTGCCGTGAGACCGCCGCCCTCTGCGACAAGCTGTTACAGAGCTACACCGGCGGCTATCTGGGCATCTGGACGGTCACGCTGACCCCCTCGGGCTGGCAGTCCTGCACCGATGTGCCCGGCTACGCCTACAAGCAGACGGCAGAGCTGCGGGCGGCGAGAGCGGCAAACGTCCCCTCCGCCGTACCTACCCCGGAGACCTTTACCGTGGCCGTCTCTGCGGGCCTTGCAGGCGTGTGCGAGACGACCGACGGCTCTATCACCTTCTGGGCCGAGACCGTGCCGGAGGGAGACATCCAGATGCAGGTGAGCCTGCTGGGGGAGGCCAATACTGACACCCCGGTGGCTACCACGTCCATTCTGGGGCGGGCCGTTCTGGGAAAATCGACACTGAACACGGGAGGTTAATATGAGCTATACCAAGCAGAACTTCACGGACGGCTCCATCCTGACCGCCGCCCACCTGAACCACATGGAGGAGGGCATCTCCAAC